GACCGAATCCCTGACCGAAGCCCAGACCGAATCCCTGACCGAAGCCCAGACCGAATCACTGACCGAAGCCCTGACCGAATCCCAGACCGAATCCCAGACCGAATCCCAGACCGAATCACTGACCGAAGCCCTGACCGAATCACTGACCGAAGCCCAGACCGAATCACTGACCGAAGCCCAGACCGAATCACTGACCGAAGCCCCGACCGAATCCCAGACCGAAGCCCAGACCGAATCCCCGACCGAAGCCCCGATTTTTTTGTTTTTGACGAGATCGACAACTATCGCTCGCGTGAAGCCCTGCGCCAGTGGCGACGAGCACCATACGATTCGCGGTTCGTTCTTGCCGGCGGCCTTGTAGGCCAACCGTATCCCGCGCTCAGCTTCGGCACGATTGGCCGGAGCCGTACTCAGGCCGATGGCGAGCCACTTATCCCGCCATTCGGCCATCTTTGCGTGCTGTTCTGGAGTGAGCTTCTCAATATTTTTCACGGACCATCCTTTGCGTGCATATTTTGTGGAACCACGCATTACGTAAAACTGGCCAGCCGCACCAACCGCAAAGCCTGATACGGCTGAACCATCTAGTCGGCAACATTGCGAATCTCTTCTGGGCTATACTCCCGCTGAATCGTAATCTCGTAATTTCCAGCAGGGAGCATGATCGGCGCGTGTTCATCGTGAACGATACGGACGCCATCTTCGCTGACGCGTAGATACAAGTCCGTGCCCACTTCGAGAACTTCGGCCTGATTCAAGTTCTCAACCTTGTGGCAATGTCCAGTTACTTCTCCGAAAGCCAAGATGCCGCTCTCGCGCTTGTTGGCTGTGGTCTGCGGGACAGCCTTGACCCGCTTGATGAGTACGTCTCCTTGCCGGTAAACCTTCATTGTGGAACCTCCGTGGATATTCTATGCCTTGACAACTGCTCCGCAGGTAGTGCAGACGCGTTCGAGAGTCTTTAACCGGAAGTAGGTTTGACTGGAGCCACACACTGAGCACTTCGGCTTTGGCAGAACTTCAACTTGTTTTGGTTTTGCCATGAGCGGGAGTATTATCTATTTATTTTTGTTTGTCAAGGGAATTCTGTAATAATTATTTAGTTGACTTGTTTACAGAATAAGTTTACGATGCGCCGTGACTTTCACCAAACTTTTCTCTTCAATAACAGCTTCTACCATCTGGTGTGAGGACGATCAAACACGCATCGTGTGGATCACGATGCTGGCGATGGCGAATAAGAATGGATTTGTGTTTGCTTCCGTTCCGGGATTGGCTAAGATGGCGGTCGTCCCCGTCGAAGCAACCAGATCAGCTCTCGAGAAGTTTATGCAACCGGATAGAGATTCCCGCAGCCAGGAGCACGAAGGACGAAGAATAGAAGTCATTGACGGCGGATGGCGTCTGCTCACGTACATGAAGCACCGAGCGATCCGAGACGAAGAGGAGCGCAGGGAATACCTAAAACTGTATATGCGCGAGTACCGTAAACAAAATTCGTTAACAAATGTAACCAATGTAAACCACGGTAAACCGAAGTTAACCCAAGCAGAAGCAGAAGCAGAAGCAGAAGCAGAAGCAGAAGCAAGAGTCAAAAGCAAAAGTCAAAAGCTCCGTTAGGAGCAAAAGATTTAAACCCTACTGGTCATATAGGGTATATACAGGCGGGGGTAGAGCGGTGAATCAGTCCCACCTTTTCCAGTCGGATGCCATTGAACCGTCATCCCTCAGGCCATTGCGACCTAGACAGGCCGAAGCGCTGGACAAGATTCGAGAGGCCGTGCGCGAGGGTCACCGCCGGATAATCGTTCAAGCTCCTTGCGGATATGGCAAGACCCTGACGGCGGCGCACTTGTGCTTTTCTTCCATGGCAAAGTCACGTCGTCCCCTGTTTACCTGCCCTGCCATCGTGCTGGTCAATCAGACCCTGAAAGCATTCGAGGACGAAGGAATTACGGACATTGGCGTCATCCAGGCCGACCATGATCGCACTGACTACTCCTGTCAAATGCAGATTGCCTCAGTGCAAACGCTCATCCGACGTGAATTGCCAGAGGTTGATTTCATCATCGTTGACGAGGCTCATCTGAGCTGGGAAGCACTTTATAAGCGGCTCGACAGCGAGGAGTGGAAAGATAAGATCGCCATCGGCCTGACAGCTACCCCGTGGGCTAAGGGCATGGGACTGCACTGGACGAAGCTCATTATCGCGGCGACGATTGATGATTTGATTTCAGACGGGCATCTCTCGCCATTCGTGGTCTACGCCCCGTCAAAGGAATTTGAGCCAGACCTGAGGGGCGTCAAGGTGGTAGCGGGAGAGTTTGCCGAAGATGGATTGGCGGCTGCCGTGGATAAGCCCCCAATCGTGGCCGATATTGTCAAAACGTGGAAGGAAAAGGCGGAAGGACTACCGACTTTCATGTTTGCCGTAAACAGGGCGCACGCACAACACTTACAGCGGGAGTTCGAAGCTGCCGGCGTAGCTTGTGGGTACATCGACGCCTATACCGACGATTACTGGCGAGCGAAAACATTCAGACGATTCCGTTCTGGTGACGACAAGGTAATTTCCTCTGTCGGATGTTTGATTCAAGGGGTTGACGAGGACGTGCGAGCCATTATTGACGCCGCTCCGACGAGAAGTGAAATCCGACATGTGCAGAAGATTGGCCGTGGTTTACGCACGGCGCCGGGGAAGGGTCGCTGCCTAATCCTGGACCACGCAGGAAACACGATCCGGCTGGGGATGGTCACTGACATTTACCATGACACCTTAGATTCCAGGACGACGGCAGATCGCGGAGAGGCTTACGAGAACGACAGGAAGCCAGCAAAGCCAAAGCAGTGCAAAGAGTGTCACATGGTTATTCCTCAAGGGAAACGGGAGTGTCCCGGCTGCGGCAGTCCGGCGCTCCGCAATGACGTGATGACCCTTGACGGGGAACTAGTGGAGTTCAACGGGCAGAGAAAGAAGCACGAACACAAGGCCAAACGGGAGCCATCGCAGCATGAAAAGCAGTTGTTTTACTCAGGTTTCCTGTATATAGCCCGCGAACGAGGTTACAGCGAAGGTTGGGCGGCTCATGCGTATCGAGAAAAGTATGGCGTTTGGCCGCGGAACCTGAGTAAGATCGCAACCGAACCGACGTGGGAAACCAAGCAGTACGATCGCCATCGCAGGATTAAGTGGGCCAAATCGAGAGACAAAAAGCAGGCAGGAAACAGTGCGAGCTGACGAGTTTGCGAGGACACAGTGACCGCAGAAGAATTTGCTCGGCTTCTCGACGGTCGCAGAGTTGGGCGTGGCAAGTGGATAGCTAGATGTCCAGCACATGCTGATTCTCACCCGTCCCTCTCTATAACTACAGGGAGAAAGGTTGACGTTGTTTTCAGATGTATGAGTCAAGGGTGTACGGCTAACGAAATACTAGCAGCGATGGGCTTACGCTGGCGTGATTTGCTAGGGAGACGCCCACAGATGAGCAGAGAAGCGCGTAGCAGGCTCGCAGACGAGCGGGCATTGCATTCCTTGAGAGACATCAGGCGGCTAATGGCGATCGACACCTACCTGTCATTTCCTGAGATGGGCGTCAGTCAGCGTCAGGTCGAAGGGTGGGATGCTATTACGCGCCAGATACGCGATATCGAGGAGCGGTTAAATCCAAAGCTCAAGGAGATTCGCTTACGGGGTGAAAAGACGTACAGATTCGTCAAAAAGTGGGGATGGGACAAGCTATGGAATTTATATCTTGAGAGGAGCAACGCTTTATGAGTACGCAGCTAGTACCGTCGGAGTTTTCCACAGGTGCAAATTTGCGCTCCGACGAGGTTCAGGAATTTGAGGCCATCGACGCCATGGTGCGAGCCTACGAGAAGCAATGGGTTCTGATCGCCCAGCAGTGCATTCGAGTCCAATCCGCGGCGCTCTGGCGGCATGGGGGGTACCACAGCTACGAGCACTGGCTAAACGAAGCCGCTCCTAAGTCAGCGAGAACGATCTTCTACCACGTTGGGGTGGTCAAGGATCTGGCTCCAGACTTCACATCGGAAGAACTCGCAGAGATGCCCCCAGAGACCGCGAAGGTCATGCGGAGGCTGTCAACCTCAACCAGACGTGATCCGGCTGTCAGAGAGGCTGGGAAGCGCAAGAAACGGCAATTTATAGAGACCGTCCAAGAATTGCACCCCGAAGAACACCTTGAATCGACATTTAAGCTCGAATTGCAGTTTGAAGATTCGTTCTCGGGGATCTTCCGCACTTTTGTAGACGGAATCAGGGCTATCGAGGATGATCCGGAACTGAGCTACGAGAAATGCTTCGAGTTATCGATTCTCTCCTGGCTGAATGAGTCTTTCTGTGAAAATACGACGAACCTGCAGCGGTTGAAGCAGTTGGAGATGTTAAAGTGATCCGTGTCACAAAAGACGGACGCACGATCCGGACCGCGAAGGACTATACCGCCTTCCGCCATGCTCTCTGGGAAATAAACCATGGGAACTGTTGGAAGTGTGAGCGGCGTACTAACCTGGTAGCGCATCCGAGCGCAGATAACTCGTTTCACGTTCACCACAAGGGCGGCCGAGGGCTCGGAGGGTCGAAGAGGGATGACACGTTTTTGAAGTGCAGCGGCTTATGTGGCTTCTGCCATCGTGGTCTTCATAATCAGGGCTGTAGCGGAGTTCCGCAATGGAGCAGAGCATGAAACTTGAGTTCACAGTTTACGGGGAACCGATTCCGCAAGGTTCAATGAAAGCCTTCATCCCGAAGGGTTGGACTCGAGCCGTGCTGACCTCGGACAACAAACGCACAAAGCCATGGCGCCAGGAGGTAGCCAGCTCAGCACTCGAAGTCATGGACAAAGAAAACCTTGAGTGTGCCGGCAAGAACGTGCCATTTCTGCTGGCAGTAGTATTTCGCTTTACGAAGCCCAGGAGCGTTCGCAAGTCGATTCTCGAGAAAACTACCAAGCCAGACATAGATAAGCTCGTGCGGAGCATCCTAGACGCACTGACGGGCATTCTATTCGTTGACGACTCGCAAGTTGTGGCTATCTATGCTCGGAAGGAGTTTGGAGCACAGCCCATGGCGAAGATTTCAGCTTGGGAGATTGAGGAATTTCCGGTTGGAAAACCGGTCGTGCCGGAATGGGTTGAAATACCGTTTTGAAAGGAGGCCGTGAGAAACTAGCTGGAGACAAATCCGACTACTGAAAGTGGCGGGCTCCTTGGATAAGGGAGCCCGTTATTCTTTTGTGATCGAAAAAACCACGACCTTTTCGAATGAACCTGTAACTCTCGTTGATCACTCTGAACGGGCTACCTTGTTCGCAGACGATGGGAGGTGCGAATTGTTTCCACTTTTCCATTCTGGTCTCCTCAGTGCGGACCCTGATCGAGGGATTACTCCCCCTTGGCCTTGCGGATCGCGGCTCTCATCTGCGGAATGCAGGCGCATATTCCGTCGCATTTGATAATAGGGTCGTCATCCTCGTGTCCAGTTTCCTTGTGCCAAGACTCGGCCTCGGCACAAATATGCTCCAGCGCTTCGAGCAGTTCCGGCGCGGCGGCGATCATGGGCTTGGTCATTCCGACTTCTCCGACTGCAAAATCACCGCCTCGAAAATCTTCTCCAGTTGAGCGCCACGCCCGCAATGCGGACAATCGACCATGAGCACGATTTCTTTGTCGGGCAGCGAATTGAGATATTCGATCGCTTCGCGGACGGTCATCGCGAATGCTCCGTCAGCAGAACGGCTTTTTCGGCCCAAACTTTGATTTTAAAGAGATCCTCTCCGCGTTTCCATGCAGTCTGGGCGGCGTCTTCTTCTATGGGTTGTTCGGCGGCAAGTTGTGCGATTGTGCGCATCACCTTCAAGAGCATCGGTGCGGCCGCGATCAGTTGCGCGTCATCTGGAGTTTGATTGCAAATGCAGACCGTAGTCTGATCGGCGGCATAAACGACGTGGGGATTCGCTACCCCTTGGTGCCAGGGGCCGTCAGTGGGCTTGATACCGGCGAGTTTCATTACTTCTCCTCTCGTAGAATGTTGACCAAGTTGGGCAGCGCTTCGCGCTCTGCGATCGCCTCTTGAAGCCATTCGCGGTAAAGGTCGAGATGCACTTGCGCGTCGAGTCCGTGTGCGAGTTCAACGTACTTCTCGAGCAAGGCGACGATGCGGCGGAGTAGGCTGATTTCTTTATTAAGGCTCATGCGTTCCGATGGGCGTGCTGCTCTCGCGGGATTCGTTTTCAAGGTTCACTCTCACGTTCTGATGCCGCGGTGCGCGGACTTCCGGCTGGCCTAGCCGATGCTGGACGGGATTTTCTACTCGGCATCTAAGATTCCCGCCCGCCACTGTCCGCGCACCCAAAACTTTGGGAACTATATACATAACTCCCTAAGTACAATGAAATCACTCTCTGCACAAACTACACTTGCAGTCGCAGAAAAAGGATTCGCAGCCATTTCCGCGCAGCAGACAATGAGGCATTATCCTTCCGTGTTGGCGTGCCATCCAGCTAAGACCCCAATCGTGGACGCGCACGATGGCTCCCCTGTCGCAGGAGTGAATAATCGAGGCGTTGATTTGCGTCTTTTCTTCTGCCATGAATTCGACCCTTTCCAAATAAAATTATGCCCATTGATGCTCAGTGATAGAGATTGGTTCATTTTCAAACATGCTAGCGATTTGCTCAGCGTCCTCGCGTCGGCAGAAACGTATTGCCTTAGTCGAGTCATTGGTCCAATCGAACTGCCACGCCGCTATGAGCCACATTGGCTCGCGCATGGGCGGAAGGCAACGCTCTATAAGCCAACCCGCCTCTTTGGTTGTTGCGCGATTCTCGATTCTCGCTTGCTCGAGGTTCATCGCGCCACCTTGCCCAGGGAATCGATTGCGCTCCCGATGGCCCCACCACACCAAACCAGTATCGAAGCGATGGCTAAGGCCACCAGAACGTAAACACAGGCCATTGCAGTGTCGATCTGGCGCATCTCGCGCTGATAGCGAGCCTCGGTTTCGCCGGACCGGGCTAAAATCGGCCCATCCAATCTAGCGAGTACCCGGTCCAGTTCTTGTTCGGTTGAATCAGGGCATCCTTCCCAAGCGATGGACATTGCTAATTCTCCTTCCAAAGAGCTTTGATACTTGGCAGTTCGCAGCAAATTCCGTTGTAGCCGAGGAAGTTGTTCCAGTCCTTCGACAGAAGGGTAATGGGGTCGGCGGTGACACGGTTTAAAACCTTACCGAGGGATAACAGAGCCGTGCTGCCGCAGTCGCAACAGACGGGCGAATCCCCAATGTGATCGTTGCCGCAGAGCCATGATTTATCGAGTGGTATCAGCATTTCAGGTTCTCTCCGAGGTGCAAATTTGCAGCTTTAAGTCGTTGTGAACTGGTGCAAGAGTAGCGCAGAGAGCTATTGTTTGTCAAGGAAAATCATTGACAAGCAAATAAAACCTTGGTAATGTATAGGTCATGATCAATGAAACAAAGCAGAAACCAAAAACCAGATTCGTCGCGTTGCCTTCGGAAATTGACGATCGCGTGGTACAGCTCGCGGCGGAGGAGCGCAGAAGCGTTTCGAACATGATTATGCTCTTGGTCGAAAAGGGCCTCGATAGCGACCTACACAGTCGGGAGGAATAGCCTTGAAACACCTTCAGATGGAACAAATCACCACTCTCTTGGACGCTACGAAGAACGACCGCGACCGCTTGTTTCTAACGATGACCTACGAGCACGGCCTGCGCGTCTCGGAGGCTTTGGCTCTGTCTCCGGATCGGGTCAAGAGCGGCCATTTACTAACAAAACCCGGCAAGGATGGAAAGTTAACAGTTCAGAAGTTGGCCCCAGATACGCTTAAGCTCTGGTCGGCGCTGACCTTGAACCTAGCGTCGGGCACGCGCGTTTTCCCGTTCACGCGCCAGCGTGCTCACACCATCTTCCACGCTGCTTGTGAAGCGGCCGGCATTGCCTTGGCCCCCCGCCAGGGTATTCACTCTCTACGCCACAGCATCGCGCACCACCTACTCGACTGTGGTTACACGCTTCCCATGGTTCAGCGCAAGCTCGGCCACCAATCCATTTCCTCCACTGGCTGCTACCTCCTTGCCGACGACTCCCAGGTCGATGCAGCCACAGCCGCGGTAATCTCCAGGCGAAAGGCTTGCGGGAAGGTTGCATAATGCAAGATCACCTGAAATCGGTCGGTAAGACTATCGCTAACATCGAGTTAGATCATCCCAATGACCCAGAAACCTGCACCATCGCATTCACCGACGGCACGTCCCTCCAACTCTCCGCTTACTCCCCCGACATCTGCTACCTTTTCATCCAGTTCTCCCCAAACAAGCGCCCCATGAGCCGCTAATCGCTCGCACAAGGCACTTTACAGCACGTACCTACCTCGTTTACCCTCGTTAACCAGTGAATGTACCTTCTCCAGCTCCGAACAAAACAGAACGATTTGCTGCGATCCGCGCTCGCATGTCTGACCCGCGTGTTGGCTTCAAGATGTTGTCAACAAAGGGCGCTCGCCATGCGCACAAAACGATCCTCGCCCAAGGTAGGAAGCTCTGCGAGGAGGCAAACGCGGCACGTAGGGCCAACGCGGCGCGCCGCCGCGAGGAAAAGGCCAAACAGGCGCTCCTGGGCCCGGCCTGGCGCTACGGGAACACCACGCAGAACGGGTAATCGGCCCGCCGCCTGGATAGACAATCGTGTGTATCTCCTTTGTTATCAACGAGAGTTAACGAACTGTTAGATTGTAAACCGATTCATTTCCAGCCCAGGGACCCCCCGCGGGCACCCCATCGGGAAAAGGCAAGCCCCCCGGCTCACTAATGAGGGTGCGGGGAAATACTAATGCAGTCCTCCGTGGAGATTTTCGTAGGATTTTGGTGGTACAGAGACCAGATACCTGTTGACAATGCGCACAGTCGGTGTACATTGTCACCATGGTTCCTGTGTACATTGTCACAGTACAGGCGTGGGAATGTGGAAGGTGCCAGTGGAAGTGGATACCGAGGGGGAAGGAGATGCCCCGGCAGTGTCCGAATCGGGATTGCAGGCAGAGACTAGTTCTAGGAGTGGCCGATGAAATTTCCAGGGAAAAGGTTTTGTCCGGACTGCCCGAGGCTGAGTTGGGAAAAACACCAACTGACGGAGCACGCGGATCATTTGGCGACACACAACCCGTCTCCGGCGGCATGGGCGACGGCGTACATTCGGATTCAGGAGTGGAAAGACCGGGCAAAGGGAAAGGATTAAGCGCGGAGCAGTTTATGAATCTCTCGAACTCGGACAAGCTGCGGGCGAAGCGCGAAGGTAAGGCGCCATGAAGCCCCTGGACTGGTTGGTGCTGGTGATGATTGTTTCGTTGGCGGTAGCCCTGGCGGTGTCGTGTAGGGTGATTGGGTGATTGTTAAGATCCAAGACGGCGGGATTTTGAAGTGGAAATGTTTGATCTGCGGTAAAACGTGGCTACCGAGGATCGACCAGGAGTACAAGTATCTCAGGTGCGCGAACAAGGCTTGCAGGAAGCCAGTGAACTTTTCAGGGACGAAGAATGGGTAGAGAGCGGAAGGTTTACGAGCGGATCATGTCGGATCGTCCCGAAAAACTGAATGAGGACGAGGCAGGATACACCGATCCGTCGTCGGTGAGGTACAAGTGCTCAGGTTGTCTGCACTTCCTTGAGCGCAAGGTAGATGGGTTTGGGGTTTGCGAACTGGTCAGATTGCGGGATGATGATTCGATTGAACCGAAGGCGGTCTGCGATTATTGGACCGACGACGGAGAGGTTTTTCCCCTGCTATGAACATTCCCCAATGCCCGAACCACCTGAAATCAAAGTCTATCTGCGAGGTCAGTAAACTCCGCCTGATCGGGGAGAGCGACCAGGCCTTTAATTTCTTCTGCGCCTCCTGCCAGTTGCTCTGGTCGGTCACCAAGCCTCGGACGAAAGAAAAGGCTCGCTTCGAAAACAGTGTCCGGAAAATTCAGCAGGCATCCGAAATTGAAAGACAGAAAGCCGCAAGGCGGTTGTACTCCTTCCCATCCAAATGATAAACTTTTGCACGACCTGCCGCGGACGAACCTCCCACTTAAAAATAACCCTTCCCCGTAATCTTGCAGACAACAAATCTCCCAACTCCCGTTTTGTAGTGCTCAATTACAACAGCCCCGACGGGCTCCTGGACTATGTCGTGACGCACCACCGGGAAGACCTGCGAACTGGAAAACTAGTGGTCTATAGTTTCGCTCCCGATGATGGTAAGTGGCATATGGCGCACGCCAAGAGTATGGCGATGCGGCTGGGCATCTTGGAGGGAGCCGACACGGTTGTGACCCTCGATGCCGATAACTTCGCCGGTCCGAACTTGGACGAATACATCGCCGCTAATCTTGAGCCGGGGAGCTTCCTGCATCCCGACTTCGCCGCCATCAAGAAAATGCCATGGACTGCAGAAAGGCCTTTACGTGGTTTTGCCGGCCGGTTGGCCATTCGGTCGCAGGATTTCCTGAAACTCGGTGGCTACGACGAACAGTTCGATATTTGGGGCAGCGAAGACATTGACCTGCTAGGCCGCCTGCACCGTTCTGGATACACTCCGAAGTTCTTTCATTACAAAAACCTCTACACCATTCCCCACGGGCCAGAGGTCCGCTTCAAGGAATACCCTGAGGCGGAAAAGAACGAAGCCAAGGAACATAGTCGTTGGATTGATTCGCGGACGGAAACCGTAGTCAACTATGGGAAGTTTGGCATGGGGACCGTCTACAGGAATGGTGATCCAACTCCGATCACGCTAGGCCCAGTTCCCACCCGAGTATTCGGTATCGGACTCCACAAGACAGCCACTAGTTCCCTGCACAAGGCGTTTCAGTCTCTAGGCTTCGATAGCCTGCATTGGGGTAATGGTGAAGCCCCGCTGATCTGGCAGGAAGTCAACGCCGCAGGCCGGTCGAAAACCTTGGAGCGCTTCTACGCCGCTTGCGATATTCCCATCCCCTTGCTCTATCAAAAACTGGATAAGGCGTATCCCGGATCGAAGTTCATCTTGACTACCAGAGATGAATCCGAGTGGCTGACGAGCGTGGAGAGGATGTGGGACGCGAAGTACAACCCAACGCGATGGCAGTGGGATGTTTGGCCGATTTCCAATCGACTGCATACGGCGTTGTATGGCCGCAGCGACTTCGACGCGCAAACGATGCTAAGCCGCTACCGCCAGCACAATGCCGAAGTTGTGGAGTACTTTAAGGATCGTCCTGACGACCTGTTGGTCATGGATATGTCGAACGGGGCCGGATGGCTGCAAATTTGCACCTTTTTAGGGAAGCCGGTCCAGAGCGCTCCCTACCCTAGGGAGTACCCAACGCGGGAAGTGGGGTCGCCAGAATCATGAATATCGAACGAGCGCTAAAGATCAAAGACGGGTGGATGAGCAGGCAAGAACTTCAATGGCTTGCCGCGTCGGCGTCCGTAAACGCTCGCATTGCCGAAGTCGGATCATGGACAGGACGCTCGACGCGTGCTTTGGTGGACAACACCCCCGGCACTGTCCTTGCCGTGGACACATGGTTGGGTTCCCCAGGGGACTTGGATGATATTGTTGCCCTGCGAGGGGCATGGTGGGCATTTGGCAAGTTTCACCACAACCTGATGGATGCTTTCGAGGGGAACAGGCTCTCCGTTATGCGAATGGACTCATTGAAAGCCGCCGCTGAATTGAGAGATCGCTACGAAAGTTTTAACATGGTCTTCATCGACGCCAACCATACTTACGAGTCCGTAAAGGCTGACATTCTGGCGTGGACGCCACTGCTTAGACGTTCTGTTTCAGGGCGTGGGGGCTTGCTCTGTGGGCACGATTTTACAGAGCAATGGCCCGGTGTCATGCGAGCCGTGAGCGAACTGATTCCTAACTATCGTCTCATGGACAATCCGTCAACGGATAGAACGATCTGGTGGAAGCCAGTCTAGGAGGGAAAAATTATGCACCACAATCGCAGGAGGAAATGGATCAACCAGCAACGTGAAATAGCGAGGGCAATTGCCGATGTACAGATGCGACCGCAGCCGTTCACGGACTCCCCACTCGCCGCGCTGCGCAGATACTTCCAAGTATCTACCGCAAGTGATAATTACGAAAACGTGCAGACCCTACTGACGGCGCTGAAATTGGCAACCAAGAAATAGGAGGCTACATTGATTTTTACCCCAGAGATGCGAGCCAAAGGAGCCGCAACACGAGCGGCAAACAAGTTGAAGCGGGAAGAAAAAGCAAGACGAAAGGAGGAGCGCGATACTGCAAATCATAGCCCGAACAATGGTTCCGAAAAGGAGTCGAGTCAAGTTGACCAAAGTGTTCGAGCAGAACTTCCCAGTAACCCGGTATCGATGGTACCTGGCAACGTGTTCGACTGGGAAAACTGCCCGCTGGTTGATGCGATCAACAAACAAGCAGACATGAAAAGGGAATATGAGCGCATCTCTCAAATCGTACTCCGCCGTCAGAACCCACCGGGGCGGAGATGGACCTGCTGGACGGACAGTCATAAAGACTTGATCCGGGCGAACATGACTGCGCCCAATTCGCGGGCGGTCATTCAGGCGTGCTTGAAGTCTGGGGAAGACGGGAAGCAGAGTTTTCGTGATGACGGGCGGTTCATCATCGAGAACGGGGTGAAGCGCCTGCAACCGGCTTTTTGCTGCAACGCGTTCTGTTTCAGGGCGTATCAGCAGTTGCACAAGTTGGAGAATCAGCCATTAACCTAGATCACGCCAAGCAACTACTGGCCAAGCTCGATATCAAGCACCGGGACGAAGGTGTGTCTGTTCCCTTTGTACTGAATCCCAACCAGCTTAAGTGTCACAACATTGTCAAAGAACACTACAAGAAACACGGATCAATCAGGGTTGTGGTGCTCAAAGCTCGCAGGGTCGGGATGAGCAGTTACATCGACGGCCTGGCGACGATGCACTGCCTGGCCAAGCCCCAGGCCCACGCTCTGATTGTTGCGCACTTGAAAGACGTTGCCGACAAAGGCTTGTTCCGCGTGCCCCGCGACCTGGCTGTGTCACTGAATGACCGCCTTCCGGGCGCCTGCGACGTCAGGACGCGCAGCATCATCTTCCCGCATACGAAGGGCGCATCGAACCTCGACATCGCAACCGCGGGCTCCGTAGGCGCAGGGCGGGGGCTTACGCTTTCGTTCCTGCATCTTTCAGAAGCGGCCTCTTATCCCGGACAGAAATCATTCCTATCGATTCTCCCCAGTGTGTCGAAGGCCCCCGACACCGTCATCGCCTTGGAATCCACCGCTCAGGGCCGCACCGGAATTGGCGAGACGTTTTACAACTACTGGAACGGTGCCAATGAAACTGGATCGCACTGGAACGGATACACGCCGATTTTCCTTTCGTGGCTGGACGATCCGACATGCCATCGCCCCGCACACGAAGCGGAAGATGCCCCTGCGACCGACCTGGAAAGGGAGCTGATGGGGAAACCGTTCAACGCCTCCCTGTCGCAGATAGCTTGGATGAGAATGGTCCTAGAAGGCGAGTGCGAAGGTTCCGAGTTGATGTTTAATCAGGAATATCCCCACTCCGCACTCGTCGCGTTCGTGGCTACCGGTGACCCCGCATTCACCGCTCCCGAGATCCGTTACGCGATGGGGACGAAGCAAAAGCCTGTAAAGAAGGGACATTTCGAGCGCCAAGGCAAAGGGGCGGCCTTTGTAGACAACGTGCGTGGCAAGGCCTTGATGTACGAGACGGTCAAAGAAAAATGTACCTACTTTGTTGGAGTGGATTGTGCGAGAGGAATGGAGCAAGACAGCGGCCGCGCCACAGGAGACTTCGCGTCGTTCATGGTCTTGAATGGCACTACCGGAGACTTCGCCATGCAATTCAGTGACTGGGTCAATCCGGTGGAAATGGCGAAGCACGTGGACGCTGTTGGGCGTTACTATAACAACGCCATGATGATCGTGGAACTAACCGGCAACTTAGGGTTGTGGTGTCAGCAGGTTCTCCGCGATCAGTATCAATATCCGAATTGGTACATGTGGAAAGGCAAGGACGATAAGACCTGGGGCAAGGGTAAGTCGCCAGCTCTCGGCTGGGAGACGACGGGAAGAACGCGCGACCTGCTACTCTCGACTTTCCGTGGAGCGTTGCACAATGGGATGAAGAATATCCCTGGCGGCCTCCGGGTAAAAGACGAGGAGTTCTGCCGCCAAATGGATCTGATGACGATGAGCACTGGGATGCGATGGGATGTTGAGCACGGTCATGACGATGTCTTCATGGCGGGATGTCTCGCCGTTATCGCGTGCGCTCAGTACCCACCGACGAACATTATCAGCTTTAAGGGCAACACCTTGGACAAAGACAAATCCGGCAATCCCGCACTCAGTAAACTGAAACCGCAAACGGACTTGGCCCATGCGCTATATCGGGACCAGTTGCAGATATTGAAGCCGGATAAGAAATTTTGCCGAAGCGTGATGCAGCCGCCGTTCTAGGATAATATGTGCGGTAATTATATAGTTAACTCCCCGAAAGGAATCAGTGACTTATGACGCTTTCTACATGGGTTTCTACGAACCACTCGGAGCCGGATGTTTACATCCGATGCCAAGGCCCAAATTGCGGCGGCGTCATCATGTTTAACGCTAAAGAGATAACCGACCGCAAGAATCTTCCGACCAGCACCTCTACTCCGTGTCGGCATTGCGGATGGCACCCATCGTATCCGCCCGAACCGTGGTTGCCCCTGAAAGGCGCGGAAGGGCACGGAGTGATCTTATAGGAAGGTACCTAGGGAGTTTTATGGCGCATGACGAAGATCAACCTCTGCCGTGGAACGGGACTTATCTTTTCAGCAATACCGACGAGTGCTCGCGGGCTGACCGACTACGGCAAAGGATAACCAGGGCTTTCGAGAAAGCCGGAGAGGCGGGCGTGTTCTCCACTCTCCGCCCGTACGAAGCAGATTTTATCATCCGGGAATTGGCCGACCAGTTGTTTGCGAGGATAGAACCGTTCTTCACTTTACCCGCCCGAAAAGGATGAGCCTATTATGAAGACAACAATACCATCTAAAGTTCAGGTAGGTCCGTACCGGTACTCGATCAAGATCGTCAATCCAAATCAGTTGCCGGAATTGTCAGATTACGGAGCGGCTGACCACCATACGTTAGAAATTAGACTTCGCGAGGGCTTATGTGCCGATCAAATGAAGGTGACCCTACTGCACGAGATAATGCACTGTTGCTCGCGTGTAAAATTCGACTACTCAACGGCGTCAGATGTTTCTGAGGAAACGTGGATCTCCTTTACTTCCCCAACGCTTTACGGAACGATCCGGGACAATCCGATCGTAAGAAAATTCCTGTTCGGAGATTAAACGATGCCCCCCACTGACACCACCCCGCAGTCGCAGATCCGGTATTTTAAAAAGCTACTCGCTGCTCTGGTTATTCAGGCTGGTGGAGAACTCCGCATCCCGCAGAAGTTTATCCGGGAGGTTGCATCGGAGACTTCCCCGCAGGGCCTGTTTGAAGATTCCGACACTCCCGCCGATGAACTTGTGCTACGATTCGGCTCGAAGCTCTCCGCTGTGTACACGGTAGAGCCAGAACCATGCGCTTCTCCGACGCCCCGATCACCGACCTCTCCGCAACCATCCCCGCAAGTCGTAGACCCATTGTCCCGCCCGACAGCGGGACGCCCGCCCCTGACCGACGAGAAGCTGGCACAGATGGAGCGGGCGATAATGCAAAGGAGAGCGCGTATTCGCATGAAGCACGCACAAGAGCAGAACAACTCATCCGAGACATCGGAACTGAATTTTCCCGTCTGAGGAAGCAAAACCGGAGTGGAGCGTGGGCTGACCTTGAGGATAAGATAGCGAAGTCCGGAGATGTGATGATTTCGAGTGGAATGATCTCCTCGAAAGACTGGGTAGGGATGCTGATCGACATTGAGCAGTTTCGGAAGGCGGAGACAGGAACAGCGGAGTCTCCGGGGGATGCCTTGGCAAAGTGGCTGTCGGAAGGCGCGGAAGATAAGCCAAAGCGCAAGAAGGCGAAGGAGGTAGCGCAATGATGGAACGAAGAGGATTCTTGAAGAATCTAGCCCCGTTGGCGTTAATTAGCAGCATGTCTCCGCTAGCGGCAATCAAGCACGCGTTTGGTAAGGTGACCACTGCAATCGTTCCAAAGAAAGTTGTTCCAGTGCGGGACTTCGCTTTGCAAATCGCTGGACGCATTTTGTTTTTGGAATCGAGAGGGGTGAACCTTGACGAGGTCGTTTTTGATGGCGACAACATAAGAGTGGCGAGCGGTAACGAGCCTGCGGAATCAGATCCGCTTGTTGAGGTATTTAGCGATACGGAGGTCGATAAATTTAAATGCAACCTGATAGCATTTGAACCGTGCGATAGGATTGCTTTTGGGAACGAGAAATTGCTTAATGTCCCATCGATAAACGAGGATTTGAAACGATTGCGGGCAGGATTTGACACTGGACCGGCAAGGTAATTTAGATGCCCCAATTTGTCGGCTACGACGTAGTAACGGAGCGTAAGACTTCTCCTGCTTACAACAACCCCGACAAGGTAGTTACGGACCAACTGAACGAACTGGAGCGTATTTCGCGCACCGAGCGCGACAAGCACCTTGGCAAAGACTACTTCGATGACATCAAAGACTTCTACGACCTGCAAACGGTAGGCTCTGGGTTTGTAAACTCGTTCAAGCCGCAGGTGATGATTCCACAGCTTCAAACCTTGGTACTGAACGAAGCCACCGACATCACCGACGCCTCAATCAAGGTCTACATCACAAACGACGGGAAGCGGGACAACGACCGCGAAAAATACTATCAGGCCAACTGGCGGCAGGGCTGCTACAACAACCGTATTCTGGAATCAATTATCTGGGCCATGCTGACGAATCTGGGTTACCTCCAGATAGGGTTTTCCCCGTCGGCAAGGCGCGGCAAGGGGATGACGTGGATAGAGTCCCGCGATCCAGCCACGGTGAATCCTGACCCGTTCTGTAAGTCCGATTCAAACTGGTCATGGACGCAGTGGTGGGACTGGATGTACATCGATGAAGTCCGGAGACGTTGGCCGGACGAGGGCTGGAAGATCAGGCCGAAACTTTATGCCGGCAGTGCAGACCCCTACGGGCAGATTGACACCACGTTAGATTTCCCGGAATACTCCCCACTGAGCAACCAAGGGAACGAGCCGGAGAAGCGCATCTTCCGGGATAACCGGGTTCGGGTCAGAAGCACATTCCTGTTTGACAACACGAGAGAAAAAGTTGAGTCTTACGCTGGTAGTTCTAGTGAAGCTGCTGGTCTGGTTCATCCTCGTTTCGGGTATAAGTACCCGGACGGGCGGTGGCTCGTAGACTGCGATGACGTGGTTTTAGCGGACGGGAACAACTGGTGTCCGCAGTTGCCTGACGATGAGAGAGGCACGTTTCCGCTCGTCAGGGTGGCCGCCATGCCCACGATAGCGAATTTCTGGGGTCCAGCCCCCATAAACCTCTCGCGGAGCCTGCAGAACCTCGGGGAACGTATCTACACCCAGTTGTTCGAGAACATCGTTCGAATCAATAACGGCGTGATCGTGTTTGAGGAGCGTACGGGTTTAGATCCCAACTCAATCGGCTGGCTGCCGGGTGAAGTTCTGGTTATCAAGAATGGTTCTACTCCCCCGGTGGTGACTCCAATTACTCCCATGCCTCAACACATGATTACCGTGCCGGCGTCCCTGTTTGCGCTGCAAAAGGAATTGCAGGGCTTCTCCGAGGCTCGCCAGGGGCAGTCTGGGGGCGGGAACGTGTCGCCTGACCTATTTGACGCTACGCTGTGGCAGAGTCACTACCAGACTAGATTACGCGGGCGACTGCTGGCTGAATCGCTCCAGCGCCTCGCCCAGATTGTGTTCTATACCGACGCGCGGTATAAGAGCATCGCGGACAAAGTTTCAGTTCCCGACAAAGGGGACATGATGCGGGCCGAATGGACTCCGATCGATTCGACGTCGATGGATCAGTACGACGCGCAGTTAGATCCCGGTAGCCTCAAGGTAGTAAGCGCGGGGGCCATGCGCTCGGTCGTCATGGCGCTGAGTAAGACGGGCATGATTCCGACCGAAACGGTACTAGAAACATTTGATATTCCCGAGGCCCAGAAAATAAGCGAAATGAACATTCGCGAGAAGGAACTTTCTGCGATGGCTAAACTAAAGAAACCAAGGTAGTTATATCGATGGAGCAGGAAATCACATGGGTTCCCGTATCGGTCATCGCCGCGGAGTATCAGCGCACCCCGCAGATGATCCGTAACTGGGTGCGCTCGGGATTCATTGTCGAGATAGGTTTTTCGGTGCGCCGCGACATGACCGGCCACTTCATAATCGGGGTGCCAACCTCGGAGTATGAGAAGTTCCAAAATGCAAACAATGCAAAACTAGCAAACCAACCTGTTGTAAACCTCTCGCAAATCTTGTAGTTCTCTGAGTCGTGGACGGCTTCTACCCTGAGATTGTAGGTCACCGCTTCGAGATCCTCCGGCTGGAAAGCATGGGGGAAATGTGGTACGCCCAATTCGCGGTAGATGGCAGGCCATATCCGGCGTTCTTTGAGCCGAAAAGCAATGTGGATGCGATGAAGGAAGACGAATTTTTGGCGTACATGAAGTGTCAATCGCTCACGATGGTGGCACACGTCGAGCAGAAAATGGGGCACGCATGAAGGGTCGAGGATCGAAACTGAAAAGATTTGGGCCGCACAAGATGGCGACGAAGCTCCAGACGAAGCGGAGCGGTGGCCGTGGTGGGCGCATGTCCGGCAAGCGCGGGATGCGGTCCTAGCGAGGTTGTTAAGCAGTAATAGACGCTGATATTGCTCTGGTGCCGCAAGGCGTCCGTGTTCAGCGTCGGAAGGGAGCACACACAATGATCGACCGTTTCGAGTCCCAAGCCCGCAAGGGTGGACGCGGTGGCCGGAAACACAAGCGCCACTAGAAAGAACGCAAGTCAACTGAACTAGGGGCGGTCCACCGGGGTGTACTGCCCTAAGTTCACAGGGGAAAAATGGCAAAGAACATCCCAGGGTTGCACAACGATAGTCCGTTCAACGCGACTCGCGCGGACCGATTCACAACCCTGAGTCCCGCCCAAGAAAGTTTTGAAGGCAACAACCTGGCAGACCCTCCCCCGTTTAATGGTGAAGAACCACCGGACCCGCTAGGGATCTGTCCTGAGAGGGACAAAGTTTTTGGAAAGAAGAGGAGATAAAAATGTATCCAGACCCCTATGGAAAGGCGACAAAAGCTTTACCCGACATACTCGGACCGCTGAACATCGCATCCCAAGGCGACAAGTTGGTTCCCGAAAACGACATGGCAGAAGTAGCTCCGTCGTGGGCCTCCGGCAAAGAGAGCAAAGATCCTCTCGGCGTAGTGATTAAAGGCGGCAAATAGTGGCTGCTGGTCCTGGCGGAATCGGGCAGTTGATTATGTCTGCACTGCAGGCTCGCACTGGAGCTGGCGGTGGACAGCCCGGTCAGACTATGCCGGGGCAAGGTGGCCCTGACCAGCAAGATCCCGGAGCGCAGTATGCGCAGCAGGTAGCATCCCTCAAGGGTGCCGACCCCGGAATGCTTCTCCAGACTATGAAGGCCATGAAGCAGCAATGCGCCGTGCTCATGGTGCAGAACCTTGAACGGCTCCCGAATGTCAGCGGCCAGCTTTCGAAGTTGGTACCCATGTTTGACCGCGTGATTAAGGAGATAAGCCAGGCCCAGAACGTAAATTCAGCAGTACGAAATCCGATCGGCATGGGGGCCGCGATGCCCCCGACTGATTCACCCAACGCAACCGCTCCACCCAACCCCGGAGGGATGTAATGAATCTAGAGCAAGTTTTGCAGGACAAAACAGGCTACGAGGACAGTATTGAGATTGTCATCAAAGGGGAGAAGGTTACCCTTGGCGATTTGCGAACTCTGTCCGCTACTCAGCAACGTCAACTTTCGGACAAAATTTCTGGTGCCGAACGGCGCGAATCCGAAGCGCGAGATGTGGCCCAGAAGGCTGCCACGATGCTGGCCGAACTGAAAACCGCCCATGACGCATTACAGGCGCAGCGCACGACCCCGCCAAGTGAGGACGACTTCGACAAGGAAGAGTTCTGGGGCCCCGTGCGAAAAAGGTTTTCTGATCGTGATGCAAAGATCGATCAGGCCCTCAAGGGGATCGAGGCCCTAACGAACAGCGTGAAGCAGGCCGCTACCATTTGGGCGGAAGATCGCTTCCAGGGCCAGTTTGAAAAGAACGCCTCCCGGTTGAAGAAGGTTGATCAGTACAAAGACTGGGATTACAAGAAAGTCCGCGACTACGCGGCTGAGCACAAGGTTCTCGATGACTACGGGATGCCTTCGGTCGAAAGAGCCATTCTCGAACTGACCAAAGCCAACGACATTGAGACGATCCGCAAGGAAGCCTACGCGGAAGGCCTGAAAGCCGCCAAGACCAAAAATCGCCTCGAAGCTCAACCCCGCCCCTCGTCCGCTACCGGTGGGCGTCAGCCGGCAGACAAGAGCGCCGTTGCTGAAATCGGCCTTGAAGGTTTGGGGGATGACGCAATCAATGATCCCGAACTGATGGAAATGTTTGCCCAGATCCAGAATGGTGGAGAAGTTCAATGAAAAACGTATCGAGTTTCTTGTCAGGCACGATCGATAAGGCCCTGCTCGCTAACGGCGTGCAGTTGACCGGTAAAGAACTAACTCCGGTTTCAAGGCAGGTTGCGGAGTACGTCTACCTGAACGAGGAAGCATTCAATAAGGCGTTTGCAGAGGACAAGAAAGTGCGCGCCGAAGTGGATGCCGCCGAAGCACAAGCGGAGAGAGAACGCGCCGAGGCCGCGGGAGAGCCGGTTAAGGAAGCGCCTGCAAATTTGCAGCCAGCTCCGGCGCAAGGTGGCAAAAGCTGGTGGTGGAGACAGCAGCAGGCCCGAGCTGTGACGGCAGAAGATCAGGCGGGTGAAAAGGTTTAGTAAGAGGGAGAAAATCACTCCCTAAGGAGACGGTATGTTTTCAGTTATTCGATGGCTGGCGAGTTTCTGGATTAGGCAGATTCTAAACGCCATAGCACCGACCATTGGCGTCGTGGGTACTGGAATCTACTCGCCACCTGCGTTGATGCAGAACACGCTCGACGCTTTGACCCAGAAGAAAATCGCACCATATCTCGCGGACATCGTGAACAAGCCATCTCCGACGCATTGGGCCTTGCAGCGGTCGGGGAAGCATGTTACGGGTGGAGCTTTGATCTTTCCGCTGTTGACGGCAGAGGACCCCGCGGGCGGAGCGTTCTGGGGTGACCAGAATTTGAACACGTCGGTATTTGATCCGGTGATTCCGGCTGAGCAACAGTGGCGGTTTTACTATCAGAACATAGCCATTGCGACGACCGACATCATTCTCGGATCTGGCGGGGCGTCTGCAGTAGACATCGTGAAGGCGAAGATGCAAATCGGGGCGGCATCATTGCTGCCGAAATTGGCCAGAGCGAACTGGGGCATTTACCCACAGAATACGTCGATTGACATCGACAACATCCCGAACTGGATTGGGGTTCAGGGGAACACCATCGCTGGCGTCAACCGGTCTACGGTGACGGCTTGGAATCCTGGCGCCGCTGTATCGAACGGCTCAGGAGCTTTGACTATTCCGAACTTTGAACAAGCGTATCAGTCGGTAACCTTTGGCTATGACGAGCCGGACACGCTGTTCCTGAACAACTACGACTACGGACGATTCAAGACTCAGTTCATCAATGCCGGCGCGGCGCCGGGGTCTGTGGTTCGAATGAATGACAACATCACAGACAAGGAGCCCGCTCAGCTTGGTCTGCGGTATCACTTCCGCGTGGATAACGCGGTGATTTTGGCCGATCAGTACATCACGGCGGGAACCGGATGGCTGTGGAACTCAAAGTACATGTGGATGAACTACCACAAGAACGGTTACTACGTGGTTCGTCCATGGCTGATGTCGAGTTCTCAGGAAGTGATTGCCAGCCGCATTGTGGTGGCAGAACAGTTGACGAATGTGCGGCCGTTGAGCGCTTGCACGATTACGAACTTAACCTAAGGAGCAGGTATGGCGTTTAAAAATCGGCTTTTGAGTATGGTCAACGGGCCTGGAGTTCCACTCCAGAACGATGCGCTGTTCCTCTCGGTGGGCAATGCGCTGACGACGACCAACACGACTTCTTTGACCGGATTGACTCCAACGATTTCGAAGGGGTTGATTCGGTGCAAGGTGTATCAGGGCTTATCGTCTCCGACGCTGGCGACTTTGGCGCTAATCGTTTCTGACGGAACGACCTTCGTGGAAGTCTTTGACTTCGCTCCGGGAACTGCTATCCCTCTATCCGCGACTCCTGCGGGTACGCAACTGGCAACCAATGGCGCCATGGCTTCGGCTTCGGCTATTTTGACCTCTGCGAGCGCACCGTTTACGCCTGCAATGGTGGGTTTGTCGATCGCCGTGTCTGCGGCTGGCAACACTGGTGGAACCCTGCCGCTGTACACCACGATTGCCAGTTACCAGAGTTCAACTCAAGTGACTTTGGCGACGGCTACTCTGCAAACGGGTGGAACTTCCGGAGCCACGGTGACCTTGACCGGTCAATATTCGAACGGTGGCTCAGACTCGGCAGTTGGCGGGGTGGACTTCGTGGTTCCGTTCGAAGTTGATATTAACGTTTCCCGGTTGGATGTGGTCACGACTGGCGCGGGTACGTCGCTGCTGGATGTCGAGATCAGTGGAACTAGCTAGATTTTTGGTTGCCCTTGGGTATGGACTTGGGTGGCTGTTGGCTTCGGCCAGAAGCCACCCATTTTTGTTAGGAGCGAAAATTGCCAACCGTAGGCGATATCCTATTTGCGGTAAGAGCAAAAATACCAGATTTGCCTCCGACGCTTCCCGCGCCCACGGGAGCGGGCAATATTGCGGTTTCCTCGATTCAGTTCCCAATTGAGTTTCCACTGGTGTTTAACATAACGACGGTGAATAACTATACGCCGACGATTGGACAAGTTCTAGCCTACGTAGCGGGATCAGATTCAGCATTCAACGGCAATTACACGGTCACCCAGATTATTTCCGGAAACGAGTTTGCTTGCACGCGCTCGGCGCCGTATCCGTCGCACCATACCTGCACAGGCGGGACGCTCGGAACAAGCCAGATTGTGACACTGTACACGGGTTCCTCTACGCTGCCGGCGGGGACGTACTACGTCGTCGTGACACAGCGGAATCCCTGGGGAGAGACTTTATCCTCGGAGGAAGATGGCCCTATTGCGGTTTCGACGGGGCAAGGTTTGACCGTCAATTCAGCACTACTCCCCGGAGCTACGACGATCCGGGCCTACCTGACGCTTCCCGGCGGGCAGAGTGGCTCAGAAATTCAGTACATTGAATCAGTTGCGACTCCGTTCAATATCATAGCGCCATTGACTGGGTTTGGAACTCCACCGACGCGTAGCACGGCGTACTTGATGGATTCAGACGGGCCACAGTTTGGGGCCTCTACGCTCTATCAGTGGCTCAACGAAGCGTTAAACAAGCTCGCTAGGGCTGTAGGAGGCTTACAGGACTACTCTGGCGTTCCCACGGTAGCAGGACAGCCGCTATATGTTCTTCCTGGAATGTGGGGTGAGATTTCAGACGTTTGGTATGGCGGATATTGGGTTCAAGGTGGAAAGCGGGCGGAATTCTTTCGGCGGAATAACATCAATTCGTCGGTTCTGAGCAAAGTCACAATCTCAGTGATGTCCGACAAGCAGGTGCTAGAAGTTTACCCGCAGCCGGATCGCAATGCAGGGGTCACAGCCACGAGCGCTCCCATGCTCGCTACAGATACCGCGGTAAATGTGGTCAATCCAGGGGTGTTCTACCTGCCCTTCGGCTTCTGTCAGATTGGAAATGAAGTTTGCGCCTACGCGACGACGGCCCTAACAGGTCTAATCCGCGGTTTGGGGTCAACGGTAGCTACGGCGTGGCCAGAGGGAACCACGGTGACGGAGTTGAGCCTATTCTGGTGCGGGAAGCGGTTAGTGCTCATTCCCTACCAGCCAGGGCAGTCGTTGATGAATCTTGCCGCTCCGCAGGGTTGGGTTGCGATCCTGCCAAATTACATGCTCGCGCAGGCGAAGAAAGCAGAGTTGGACTTGGAATCGGCCAAGACTTTGGAGGACGCGTTTTTCAAAGAAGCGAATGAATGGATGTTGGCTAATAAGCCAGTGCCTCGGTTTGTGCAGGTGGGTGGCGGAAGGGGCACACTTGCCTTCGATGTCGTATTGGACAATGGAGTGATCGTCCCGTAGCCGATTAGGGTAGGAGCATATATATGCCGGAATTTACAAGGCCAGGATTACTGACGGACAGGGAAACAGTCCCTCGTTCCTTGTCTCGCCCTCGAACTTCTCCCGGACAAG